GTGGGGTCGCGAAAGGCGCTCAGATTGGCTTACACGACTTCGAGTGCCTCTGGGGTGTCGAACTGCCCGGAGATTCTGGAGGGTTGCGCTCGCCCCGTCGTCGCATGTAGCATGGTCGTGCTGATAGAGGCCCGCCGGATGGGTCGGAGTGAAGTTTCCTTTCCTTCTCCGTATGCCCGGCGGGCCTCGCCTTTACCTAGAGCCCCTTGCCGTGGTAGACTTTCCTGGTCAGCCATCGAAAGGACCACCATGACCAACCCCAACACTGACCGCCAGTTTCCGAAGTGCACTCACTGCGGCGAGCCCTACCGGCCCCCGCGCACGACGGCGAAGGAGTTCCCAGGCACCAAGCCCTACGGTGGGCGAGGAACCTGCAACGCCTGCTACCGGGAGTTGCTGCGAGGCCACACCCCCAAGGCGCTCATCGACTGGACGGTCGAGCACAAGTGCTCATCGTGCGGCCAGAAGATGCGCCCCCCACGGAGCTCCGTGAAGGACTGGCCGGGTACGCGCCTCTACTCTGGGCAGGGGAAGTGCTCGGCGTGCGCGAAGGAGGCTCGGAAGACGTATCCGACAGTCCGGGAGCTGGCCGAGATGGGTCACCCATGTATCGAGCCCTGCCCCCTCCCTTCCAGTAAGCGATCCAACGTCTGGTGAAAGGAGCACCCATGCTGTATCTACTCGTCTACGGCGACAAGAACAAGCCTGAGGTCGACGTCATCCTCTGCGACAATCATCCCGAGCGCACGAACGACGGCACCCTCATCTTCCGCAACGAGGGCCAGCGGGACATGTACGTCTACCCGGGCGATTACCTGTCGATCCAGCACGCCTACTTCGGCGGGAAGGACGCGTCCCCGTCGTTCCTGTTCGATATCCGCGAAGGCTCCCCGTCGAACGAGGGCGTGTCTATGACGTACCCGGGGGATGTGCGATGAGCGCCGTGGAGAGGATTGCGTCGGTGCACGAGAAGGTGGCGTTGGCTGCCATGGACTGCGCGGCGGATGAGCTGCGCGACGCTTTGAATGATGCCGACCAGTGCGGTGCTTGGGATGTTCCGGCCCATAGGCGTGACGCTGAGCAGGACGAGGCGGTTATCCGCACTCAGGAGGCTCAGGAGGCTCTGGAGGAGCAACTGGAGATGTTCGTGGGCGACCGTTATGGTTTCGATTCTTGTGTCGCATTGGAGGTGCTGTGATGGGTGGCGGCGGTTTTGTCTCAGCAGTGGATAGGCTCCGTGTGGCGCTTGAGGACCTCGAGGAGACATGGCTGACCTTGCAGAAGTGCGAGGGTGTGAATTATGACGATCCCCTCGTTGATGAGGTGTGGAATGAGTATGCGGCGGCCCGCATCGTCGCCGAGAATGCATTCACTGACCTCGCGAAAGAATTGACTGGCCTCTACGTCTTCACCCGTATCACGAATGTGCACGTCAATGGCGTGGAGTAGGCAGTCCAGGCGCCGCAAGGAGCTCCCTAAGGACTGGGAGAAGATCAGGCGCACGGTCCTTAAGCGCGACGGCGGCCTCTGCGTGTTCTGCGGCAATAGGGCTAACCAGGTGGACCATATCTTCCCTGACGGCCCCCACATCCCGGATAACCTGAGGAGTCTCTGCCAGCACTGCCACATGGCTAGGACACAACAGCAGTCCGTCGAAGCAAGAAAGCGCCGCTACAATGGACGCAATAAGACTCGCGGCCCAAGGCCAAAGAGTAAGCACCCCGGATACCTGTAGGAGAGTCGACGATGGGAGTTAAGGGACCGATCCCGAAGCGCAGCACGGAGGGTCACCGAACCACGCAGGCGAGGAAGCTCGATGGTGGCGTGGAGCCCGTGAACGTGGTCGCCGAGCAGGTCAAGCCACCGAAGCCTGACCCCGACTGGCACCCGATCGCGAAGAAGCTGTGGAAGGCCGTAGAGAAGTCCACCTTCACTCGCTACTACGAGCCCTCCGACTGGATCGTCCTCTACTCCACCTGTGATGATCTGTCGAACTACAAGATGCAGGATCGGCGTTCCCCTACGATGCTGGCGGCGGTGAACACGATGCTCACCAGCCTACTCCTCACCGAGGGCGACCGCCGCAGGGTGCAGATCGAGATCAACCGCGTGGACGAGTCTGAGGCCGAGTCTGCGGGTGTGGTGGCCCTCCAGGCTTGGGCGAAGGCGCGGGCCACGAAGTGACCGAGACGCTCCCCGCACCACGGGAGCGAACAGACACGCTCCCCCTCGAGCTCCCTGAGCGGACGCTCGGGTATCACGCTGCCGCATGGATGGTGGATAACCTCGTGCAGCCGAACGGGCCGCGCGCGGGTCAGCCGTTCATTCCGACGGACCGGCAGATCGAGTTCCTTGCTCATTTCTACGCCCTGAATCATAAGGGTTCCTTTGTGTATAGGCAGGGAATTAGAAGGTTAAGCAAAGGTTCCGGGAAGTCTCCGTTCGCCGCCGCGCTGTGCCTGTTTGAGCTCCTCGGTCCCTGCAGGTTCGATGGGTTCGACCGTCACGAGCCGTTCGGGGTGCGCGCGAAGCCAATGAGTATGCCGCTCGTGCAGATCGTCGCTACATCGGAGGCGCAAACCCAGAATACCATCCGAATGGTCAGGGCGTTCTGCCAGAAGAAGGGGTCACTGGCCCGCAAGTACGACCTCGAGGTGGCGAAGACGTTCATCGAGACGCCGGGCGGGGGGAAGCTCCAGCAGATGACTTCTTCCGCTCACTCGATGGAGGGTGGCGAGGTGTCCTTCGTTGTGGGCGATGAGCTCGAGCACTGGCTGCCCGCACAGGGCGGGCCGGCCATGTTGCAGACGATCCAGCAGAACGCCGCGAAGATGGGCGGCCGATTCATGGGTACCTGCAATGCGTGGGTGCCGGGCGAGCAGTCGTCGGCTGAGGCGATCTTTGAGGCGTGGTGCGACCAGGAGGATGGGCTCACGCGCGGTAAGACAAAGGTCCTCTACGATGCGCGCATCGCCCCGCCGAACACGGTCCTTACGGACGAGCCTGAGGAGGGGCAGGTCGGGCTCACGGAGGCCCTCGAGTACGTGTATGAGGACTGCCCGTGGGTGAACCTGGAGTCCATTAAGGAGCAGATTTGGTCCCCCGAGTACCCTGAGTCTCGGTCGATCCGCTTCTTCCTGAACCGCCCGAACGCGGCGGAGGCGTCCTGGATCACCTTGGAGGAGTGGACGCAGCTGCGTAAGCCGGATCGGAAGGTGGAACCGGGGGAGCGGATCGTCATGTTCTTCGACGGCTCCAAGTCCAATGACCACACCGCTCTCGTGGGGTGCTGCATGGAGGATGGGCACATCTTCAAGATCGGGCACTGGAAGCCGGAGAAGCCGCTTGGCGTGGTGAATGTGGCTGCCGTGGATGCTGGGGTGCGGAAGGCGTTCGACACCTACAATGTGGTCGCGTTCTGGGCTGACGTGCGCGAGTGGGAGTCGTTCACGCGCACGGCTTGGCCTGAGGATTTCGGTGATCGTCTGATCGTGCCTGCGGTACGTGGAGGCATGTCTGCGTCCCCGATCGCCTGGGATATGCGGTCGCACGCGTATCAGTTCGCTGAGGCGGCTGAGACGGCGTTCACGGAGATTCAGCAGCAGACGTTCACCCATGACGGTGACTCGGCCTTGGGTGAGCATGTGTCGAACTGTCGCGTGAATGAGTTCAAGGGGCGCTGGTCGGTGAAGAAGGAGTCCCCTAAGTCGTCTAAGAAGATTGACCTCGCTGTGTGCATGATCGGCGCTAGAATGCTGTATAGGCATGTGAAGAACTCGAAGGAGTGGGCGGACCTGACTGCTCCTCGAGGTGAGTGGAAGGTGCTCATGTGAGCTTCCAGAAGATGGTCTCTAAGTTCGCATCCGGCGCCTATCGCCCCATCACCTATGAGGGCTACTACGAGGGGAAGCGGCGCCTCGATGCGGTGGGTATCAGCCTGCCAGCGAAGGCGCGCGTCCTGGAGATTCAGGCCCCGTTCGCCAAGATGGCCGTGGATGTCCTCACCGAGATTCTCATCCCGGACGGGTATCGTGTCGCGGATGATGACAAGTTTGGTGTGGTTGAGCTGCTGCGGAAGACGTGGCAGGCGAACGACATGGACTCCCAGTTCAACTTGGCTGCCGCCGAGGCCATCAGCGCTGGCGCCGCATACTGGGTGATCGCGCCCCCGGATGACGAGCACGAGTTCGCGTCCATTCGGGCCGTGGATGCGAAGCACGCCCGCGTGCGCATCAACTTCCGCGGCGAGGTCGTGGAGGGTGTTGTCCTCTACCGGCGCGACGACGGGAACGTGGGGGCCACCTACTACACGCCCGGCGGCGTGGAGTTCTACGTGAAGGGCAAGTACGACTGGAAGAGTGTCGGACAGGGGCGTCAGGACCAGTGGGGGGCGTCCATTGTCCCCATGTTCAACCGCGCTCGCCTGTCTGACAAGTATGGGCGCTCTGACCTGCGTGAGCTCACCTCGGTCATTGACGCCGCATCTAGGACGCTCACGAACCTCCAGGTGGCGCAGGAGGTCGCTTCCTCCCCCATGCGCGCCGTGGTTGGTGACGGTGCGGCCGAGATGCTTGCCCAGCACCCAGACAAGATGCAGGCATACATGGGTAACCTGATCGCCATCCCGTCCGGTGGTGACGTGAAGCAGCTTACCGGCATGGCGTTGGACCCGTTCATCAACACGTACCGTTCCTACGCGCTCCAACTGTCCGCCATGACGGGTATCCCCCCGTCGATGATGGGTGTGTCCTCCGACAACAACCCAACCAGCGCTGAGGCCCTGCGCGTGGCGAAGGACCGCCTCATAGCCCGCGCTGAGAACAAGCAGCGCCAGTTCAGTGACGCCCTGGAGCGCGTTGGCCGTATTGTTGCCCAGGCTAATGGCATGTCTCTGGAGGGGCTGGAGGCTCTTGAGGTGACGTGGCGCGACGCCGCCGCACCCTCAACCTCCGCGCAGATGGCTAACGCCCTCCAGGCCCACAGTCAGGGCATCATCGGTGATGAGACGGCCCGCGAGTTCCTTCACCTCACCCCGGAGCAGCTGCGCCGCGAGAAGGCCCGTGGAGACAAGATGGACGCCGACGCTGGCCTGGACATGCCTGAGGCCCCGGAGGCCCCCGAGGACATGGAGGAGGCCCCTAAGAGTGAGTGAGGCCCTCTTCTACAGCATCCTGCGCGGCATCGTCATGCTGTTCCGCAGGCGTGCCGAGGATGCCCTCAAGGCGTTCGACGGTCTCCCTGAGCCTCCCCCGGTGGAGCATGTGGGGGACCTCCTGACTCCGCTCATGTGGCAGGCCCGGAAGCAGGCGTGGGCTGCCGCTGCCCTGTTCCTGCGGGGGCAGGCCCGTAAGGCCGGGGCGCCTGAGTCATGGATTCCTCCCCAGCCTGGGTACTCGCCGAAGACGATCGCCCGCACTATCCGTGACGTGCAAGGGGCTCTCGATTCCCCTGAGGGGATGCGGCGCCTGGAACGCACCCTGGAGGGCCATGTGCTGGCCGCTGCGCGCCGAACGGTGGCTGACGCGGTGGATACTGCCCCGTCCTCGATTGAGCTCGTTGAGGGCGCCCTGGATGATCTAGCGAAGGACCTTGAAGAGTTCTCCGAGTCAGCCCAGCAGGCGATCGTTGAGGACGTGGAGAAGGTTGAGTCCCGCCGCCGCCCGCCCATGAGCCTGGAGGAAGCTTTCGAGAAGGTCGCCGACAGGGTGGAGGAAGCTGTTCGCACCCTCGACGAGGAAGAGCTCGTCAAGGATCGCCACCGCAGCATGAAGGTCTTCTCTGACGTGCCCGATAAGTATCGGCGCAATTCGAGAGGTGAGCTGATTGCTCGCCCGTTCGCTTTCGCCAGGGTGTGCCACCCGAACAAGAATGGACCCTGCGGCTTTTGTGCTATGCTCGCATCCCGTGGCCCGGTGTATAAGTCCTCTGAGTCGGCTGGCATTAGGGCTGACAGGTACCACGATCACTGCTTCTGTACGTGTACTCCCGTTTTCACCTCAAAGCACTGGGAAGGGAAGGATCAGCAAGTCGGATTCGAGCGTGTGTACAATGAGGTTGTGCGCGACCAGGACCTTCATGGAGTGGATGCGCGCCGAGCAATGGACAAGTACTTCCGGGAGAAGTTGAAGGAGCGCAAATGAGCGACACCCCCGCGCCTGAGCCCCCCGTCGTTGAAGAGACTGACGGACCTATCTCAACCACTGACTACCCCATCGAGCCCGCCGAGGAGGCCCCCAATGAGGCTCCTACGAAGGACGAGGAGACTCCTGCGGAGGAAGCGCCGAAGGATGATGAGGAGACTCATTCGGATGAGGTGAGCGAGCTGCGCGCCCAGCTGGTCGCACTCACTGAGAAGCTCGAAGCCAAGGAGGCCGCCGAGCGCGCCGCCGCCGAGCTCTCCGAGAAGGAGGGCCTCCTCTCCAAGGCCAACATTCCGGCCCGCTTCGCCTCATTCCTCACCGGCGACAAAGACTCGTGGCAGGAGCAGGTAGACGCCCTCGCCACGCTGCGCGAGCAGGCAGACGCTACGCCCGCGCCTTCAGTCCCCCGCGACCCTGCGGTGGATGCAGACCTTGAGACCGAGGATGACGGCCTGAGCGAGGCGCTCGGGTTCTTCGGCCTCGCAGACCAGTAAGGAGGGCATATGCCTGCACCCGCGTACAACCCCGACAACGAAGCCAAGATCGAGACAGTATCCAAGATTCTCGGCGCTAACGCCGGGAATGAGGCCGCGTTTCCCAAGACCGTCGTAAAGGGCATCTGGGACAACGCCATGAACGGCTCTGTTGTCCAGTCTCTTGCCGGTAGCGTCCCGGTGTCCATCAACGGTACCGCTATCCCGATCCCGGTCGGCCAGCCCACCGCTGGTATCGTGCAGGAGGGTGGCCTGAAGCCGGTCGCTACCCTGTCCAGCAAGGTCAAGACCGTTACCCCGGTCAAGGCTGCCGTGATGATCCTCTACTCGGAGGAGACCGCCAAGGCTGACCCGCTCGGCGAGTACTCTCGTATCCAGCGGGCCCTCGGTGAGGCCATTGCTCGCGCCATCGACACCGCCGTCATCCACGGCATCGACGCGAACACCGGTACCGCCATCACCGGTAAGGAGGCCCTGACCTCCACCACGAAGGTGCAGGAGCTGGACCTGGCCTCCACTGCTACCGGCTACTTCACCAAGCAGCTGTCCGCCGCCTACGACAAGGTTGTGCTGGACGATGCGGATGAGGCCGAGTTCGGTTTCGACCACTTCCTCCTGGCCCCGAAGTTCCGCTCGAACCTGGTGAACGCCCTGGATGCTCAGGGTCGCCCGCTCTACCAGCAGGCCCCCGACATCACCGCGAAGTTCGGCACTGTCCTGGGTGTCCCGGCCACCTATTCTCGTGCCGTCTCCGGCTACGAGAAGGCCAAGGTTCCCGCCGCCAAGCTCCTCGGTATCGGCGGCGACTTCAAGGACGCCCTGCGTCTCGGCTTCGTTGAGACCATCACCTACCGCAAGGCGACTGAGCGCGCCGGTGGTGTTGACCTCTTCGACCGCAACATGGGTGCGATCCTCGCTGAGGCCCAGTTCGGCTGGGTCCTGCGTGACCCGCGCGCGTTCGTGAAGATCACCAGCAAGTGACCCGGGTGGTGGCCGCTGGTTTCGACTGGCGGCCACCCCGTGGCCTGGTTTCCTGAGGAGGTGGAGAAGTGACGGTAGCAACACTGGATGATGTTCAGGGGTCGCTTATGCGGTACCTGGAGGATGACGAGAAGACCTGGGTTCAGGCTCTTCTGGATAGGGCTGAGGCCCTGATTCTGTCGCGCATGCCTGACGCTGTGAACCGGTGTCGCGTTGACTACAGCTTCTCTGTCATCATGCGGATGGTGGAGGCCGAGTCGGTCTCCCGTGTCCTCAGGGCGCCTGGCGGCGGACTCTACAAGTATGAGACCGAGGGTACGTACACCTACTCGGTGAATCAGGCTGTAGCGTCCGGCATCCTGGAGGTCACCGACCGTGACTGGCAGGCCCTACAGTCTGGCACCTCCGGTTGGGGCGTGGCTGGGGCCGAGATGGACGGGTACGCGCGGCGCACGCACCTCCTGGGCGCCCTGGAAGGGCCTCTGACGGTTGACCCCACATACCTGCGCGGCCCTTCGGTCCTGGACTTTGCTGGGGATCACCCCGTGTATGACGAGGGTGAGGGGACACTGGGGGAGGGGTCCGGCTCGGCCGGGCG